ATTACTGGAGATACGATTCAAGCAACTAGTGGAATTTTTGTAACAGGTTCTTTCACAGATCTTGAAATAAGCGGTTTAATTTTAAGCACAGGACTGTTTGCTTCTGGTACAGAAAGTGAGCCTTCGATTACTTTTGTTGATAATACAAATACTGGTTTTTATAATGCTGCTGCAAATGAAGTTCGCATTACAACCAATGGTACTGATCGTTTGACTGTTGATGATACAGGCCGGGTGGGTATCGGTACGACGAATCCTAGCCAAAAACTTCACGTAACAGGAAATCTCAGGGTAAACGATCAAGCCATTTCTCCTAGTATTTTCTTGAGGGACGACGATGCAGCGGGTGATGTCCAGTTTACTCAGAGAAACTCTGGCGATTTCGTTCTTGTAAATGGAGCAACAACAAGAAGCACAATTTTTGAGACAGGAGGATCAGAAAGATTCCGTATTACCTCCGACGGCAACGTCGGAATCGGAACGTCGGTTCCTGGGGCGAAATTAGACATTAAAGGAACAAGCGGAACATATCCAACGCAGATTATTCAGCATTCAGCACTTGACGTAGAAGGCGAATTTTTGCGCACTTCTAGGACAGACTCCGGTGTAAGGTATCACTCTATTGTTGCAAGACAAAGCGCAACAACAACCACAGGAAACAATTACATTCAATTCAAAATTCACGATCCTAGTGGAGGTCAAACAGCACAAAATACAGCGCTGCATCTAGACGGTACAGGCAACGTCGGAATCGGTACGACGGCTCCTGATGAGTTGCTTCATATACGGGGTGACGTAGCTGAATTTAAGGGTACAAATACAAGCTCAATTAATGTAACTGGTGGAACTGAGCAAGTCTTTAAGTTTGGAATTGAAGGACAAAGAAATAGTGTTTATGGGCCTGCTGGCTCTATTATTTTTAGGCAAGACGGTAGCAGTTGGTCTGCTGTAGAACCCAACTTTAAGCCAACTCGCATTGAACTATGCACGCAAGATAGTACAACTACTGATACATCTGAAACGCCACGTCTTGTTGTAGATAAAAACGGCCTGGTCGGAATCGGTACGACGGCTCCTGTCTCACTTTTAAATGTTAAAAGCCCACTGTTTAACACTGCTGAGACTGTAGCAGCGTTTGGTAATAGCACTATTCCCGATGGACTAGAGATAATTACTAACGGCAATTTGGATTGGGGATTTAACGCTAAAAACAGCCGCAATCTTACCTTTGGTACGAATCAAAACGAACGAATGCGCATCACGTCCGGCGCCCTCGTTGGAATCGGGACGTCGGTTCCTTCTGTAAAACTCGAAGTTGCTCGTTTAGGGGCGGCCTGGACTGGAGCTGCTCCTGCTGCTGGGACTACATTATTCATTCACAACGGTAACAACGTAAATACTTCGCCTACTCACTTACAGTTTGGAGCTGGTAATAATGCAACCAGCGCAGTATATTTTGGAGATAGTGACGAGGAAGATGTTGGAGCAATAATTTATAATCATTTAGATGACGACTTAGCGTTTAGGGTTAATAATGATGATCGCCTACACATCACATCCGGCGGCCTCGTCGGGATCGGTACGACGGCTCCTGAAGCAAAGTTATCTATTGTAGGAACAAACACAACTGGCGGTATCAAAATTGTTGATAGCAGTACATCTGCATCTTCTCCAGGAATTGAAGTAATTGCAAAGCGAGGCGACGCTAACAATAGCACTAGCTTTTCTGGGAAGCTTTTGCTGTCTAGGAATAGAACAGAGGCTGCTATTGTGGAAGACAATCAGCTGGGAAGTGTTTCTTTCGGAGGCAACCATACTGATGGTACAGAAGCAAACATTCTGTATTCAGCAGCCCTCATAGGTGTCGCAGATGGAGATTTTAATGGTGCTAGCGATATGCCAACAGCTTTGGCATTTTATACAGGCTCTATAGGCTGGTCTCCAGACACTGCTAATGCTAATCCAGGTTCTGAAGCTCTGCGAATTACCTCCGGCGGCCGAGTCGGAATCGGGTTGACGAATCCTGGAGAGAAGCTAGAAGTAAACGGAACAATAAAAGCCACTGATATTAATTTTACTGGACTCGCTACATATGCAGACGATGCTGCAGCTGGAGCTGGTGGACTCGTCACTGGAGACGTCTACAAGACTTCAACTGGCGAGCTTCGCATCAAGCTCTGATGCTTCGGCAACCCGCCCCGCGCAAAATCGGTGCTTTTCTACTACAGTCACAACAGGTTACTAATAACTATGACCATCGCTTTCACATGGGCCATCGCAAATCTTGAGCGGGAAACCGCTGATGGTTTTGTTTATACCGCTCACTACACGGTTAATGCTACAGATGGCGAGGCCTATTCTGCTGTTCTTTGAAAAATGTTTAAATTAAAATAAATTTATAAAAACAATCAATACATGATTTAAAATATGAATATCAGTAATTTTTAATCATGGCAGTAATTTGGAATGTAGTTTCAATGGTCAGGGATCTTCCTGATGGAGATACACCTCCAGAGGGTTTGGTAACCACGTTACACTGGACAGCACAATTAGGACAAACAAATAGCTATGGAAGCGTAGGATTAGGGGAACCTGACCCAGATAATTACACTCCTTATGATCAAATTACCCAAGAACAAGCAGTGCAATGGGCAAAAGATGCACTGGGAAATGAAACAGTTACTTCAATCGAATCAGGCCTAGCAGCACAAGAAGAAGAAATTTTAAATCCGACAACTGCTCGCGGAGTTCCTTGGTAATTATGTTATATTTATTGAAGTTCATTTGTTTTCATGTCTTGCAAAAAAAGCGAATTGGTCTCTGGCATTAATTCTTTTGCTTCAGCCAGGGTCACAGGTGATCCCAACCTTATTGCATTTTCCTTAGACTTAATTCAAAAATTAATTGACACTCTTGATTTCGATCCTGAAGAGGAAGAGGTGTGTGATGCCGATCAACCTAAATAACGCAGCAAAGTACTACAAGGAATTGCCGCATCAAATTGCGGCATTCAATTTTTTGGAATCTAAAATTCCAGAAGATGTGCTTGATGAATTCGCAGAACTTTACCGTGCTGGCCCGGCTGATCCAGCTAAAAACATAATCACGCCACAGGTCATGCAGCAGCTTACCGGCTACGCTGCAGATAAATTTGATGCGACCTTCTGTGGTGATTTCAATAAGCTATTAATGGCAACAGGATTCGATAAATTCGACTTTGCTGTTGCCATGCTCACTGCAAATTTAATGCATGAAACAAACAATTTTATATGGCTCAAAGAGCTAGCCGATGGCTGGGCTTATGAAGGACGTACAGATCTTGGCAATACACAGCCAGGTGATGGCCCTAAATTTAAAGGTGCTGGTGTATTGCAATTAACAGGACGCTATAACTATGAGCGTTGCGCGGAGAAGCTACACGACCCTAAAATTGTTGAACGCGGATGTGACTACGTAGCTGATCAATATCCTTTCCGTTCTGCTATTAGCTGGATCGAAGACAACAAACTATTAGATGTTTGTATCCATCAAGGATTTGATCAATGCTGTTATCGCATTAACGGCGGTTGGAATGGGTACGATGATAGACTTGCCAAGTATCAGATCTGTAAAAAAGTCTTTGAGATTCTCTAGTCTTATTATATATATATAGTTTTTAACAAGCTGGGCAATTGCTTCTGGTATCTTAATCATCATCAGTAAAACAAGATGAAAAAAGATAAATTATTGCGTGTTAATGTTTGTTGGGAAATTAATAAAGAGCGTAGGTGTGAAACCCTATCAAAGGATCAAGCCTACGCTCTACGTAAAAGCATTCAAAAAGAAAATGGAATCATCTTTTGGTTTCAGCCACTAGATGATTGATGCCAGGGCGCACGAATATGCAAATCTCCCAGCTCTATGGGAGGAGGTACAGAAGGAGGTTGACTTTCATGCCACTCTTCTTCTGCGTTATCTAGTTTACTAGACAAAGTTGCATAAAACTTTTGACGACTTACCTCGCGGTTAACGTCGTCAAGAAATGACCTATTGCTGATAGTGAAGATTACTTTACCATCCGGTGGCATCAGCCCTTTTTTACAGGCTTGAGCGAGTTGATAGCCTTAATAACTAACTGCACGATGCTATTGTCTTTCAAGGGAGAAATGCCAATGATTTCAGACAAGGCTGCAATCACGATCCAAAAGTAAGGATTGGTAAGAATGTCTTCCATGTTAATAATGTTTAACATCTTTAATTATAATTGCTTCTATTTTTTATAGATAAAGAAAATATTAAGATCTTCTAAATATTCCCAATTTAATTTTTCCCTGCCTATGAGCCACTTTTTAAAAACCCTCAGCTGTTTTTTAGGTATTGATGATTCGCATTTAAAAATTATTGAATCTCCTTTTTGTATATGCAAAAAGCATTTCCTAGTAATGCGTGCAGCTTCTATTAAAGACTTGGCTCCAACATTACCAGTTAGCTTGGATTTAATTTTATTTACACGTTTGTTTTTCCTGCAACTATTCCAATCATTTATTTGCCTGTTGGAACGACTGATTGCGATGGCAAAATTCCATATGCATTTATTGTTTTTGACATTAACGGGCGTCAAAAAAGCTTTAAGAAGCTGACCATTATCAAAACGTTTAATAAAAGTAAGCTTCTTTCTTCTTTCACAGGTCGAAGGCTTCGTCATCATTATCAGGAACAAAAACCTTATAGTCCCGATTAGTTACCTTCTGGTAAACGCTTTCAATAAACTTATGATCATCTGTTCTTTGCTTTTCAGTATTGGTTTCCCAGAAATATTCTTCAGACTTCCCTAGTCTTCCAAACTTTTCATTGGGATACTCGACATTAAAGTATCGCGTGGAGACAAGAAAATCTGGGGTTTTGAGTTCTTCGGGTGACAGAGAAGGATCAATAAGACGGCATCTGTTGTTGGGATAGGCTGCAAGCTGACCATTTTGCAGTGCGATGACATTGAAGGATTTGTGTTCGTCTGGGGTTTCCGCGAAACTGATGTCTGTGCGGCTGCGATCACCGTTAAAGCTGTCGATAGTAAACAAGTAATCACCACAAAGAGTGCCAAAGGTCTTAGTACGTATTTCCCACCGCATTGTATAAGTAAGATTTTTTTCAAGTGTGACAATATCATGGCTAAAACAATTCCAAAATTGCAGGTTTTCAAGATCAAGATCTGGATCTGGAGCGACAGGACATTCAGGAGAATCTGAATCCCAGTTTAGAAAAGCAGATATCGGTAGCTTGTCATAGAGCGCACCATATTCCGGTAAGTAGGTTTCAAAGTAAAACGGCCTCCCCGGTAAGGACTTAAGAGAGACCCAATAACCAAGCACGTACTCACCAAACCCATCACGTAAATCCCTAAGATACTCTTTACGTACCCAGACTTTTTGGGGCGGGATGTTAGTGATAAGTGTTGACACATTTAAGTATCATATTGTCTACACTCTAACTGCTAGGGCTCCTCTTTGCAATACCGCTCAAAAGCTTTTGTAGGATTCGATTTATGCTGTTTAGCTGGCCCGCTCCAGTAGGAAGCAATGAGATCCTTTACTTTTTCTGAAACTAATACTTTTTCCGACATGCTCGTTTTGCTAATACTTTATTCTAA